CGACGGGCGTTCGGTCTTCCATCCGCGCGGCGATCCCCGCGGCTATCATTTCTACACCGGCGACGCGTGGCGCCACGACGGCCGGGTGCTCGCCAACGGGAACGTCCGGCTCGTGTGGTCGACGGTGGATGGGGACGCCGGTCCCAACATTCTGACCACCGAGATCGATCTCGCCAGCGCCCGCACGACCCTCTCCTCCTCGACCTTTCCGGATCCGCCGGGGCCGACGCCCCCGCCGGGCGGGTGTTGACTGGAAGGTGCCATGTGGGCGGGCTGGTTCGTGTTCGGCCCCGTACCAGCGCTGCCCGGCAACTGCTACGCCCAGGCCGGACCGATCGGCGCCCAGCACGAAGAGGTGCTGCTCTACACGAACGAGGGGCGGCTGTTCGCGCAGTATGTGGCAGCCGAGAACGTCGGGCAGCTCATCACGGACGAGATCGCGAAGGCCCGGCGGCGACACCCAGAGCTGCCGGTGCTGGCCTATTGGACGCGCGCCGATCACACGGGACCAGTCCCGCCGGCCGACTGGGTCGGGGTCGAGCTGTATCGCGGCGCGACTGAGTCGGTCGCGGACTTCGAGGCGCGTGGCCGGCGCGCCATCGCACGGTGCCCGAAAGCCATGCTGATCCCGCAGTGCTACACGTCGAACACCGACAACACGGACGACCTGGCGTCCATCCCGCCGGTGGTCGCGCGCCTCGCGAGCGCGCCGAACGTCGTCGGGGTGCTGGCCTTCAGCGGCGCGGGACGCGCGACCGGCTACCAGGATCATCCGGAAGTACAGGGACTGTGGACGGCGCTCTACGCGTGCGTCTCGGCGCCCGCGCTCCCGCCCCCGGCACCAGCGAAGCCAGAACCGACAGGAGAAGGAGACCTCATGCTGATCTCAAAGTTCGTCGATCCGATGAAGGGGCTGCTCGTCGTCAAGACCGCCAAGCCGGTCGCCGGCCACGCCGGGATCTTCACGCTCATCCTGCCCGACGATCGCGTCTACTCGATGCAGCCGGACGGCACCGACGGCGATCGCGACCCCGGCACCGACGGGCCGTTCGAACGCTGTCGCGTGAGCGGGAACATCGCGACCTTCCTCTCGCACGGCAATTACAACACCCGGGCATTTGTGCTGGTGGAGGGATTGTGAGCTTCCTCCTGCTCGGACCGACCGAGGCGGCGCTCCCGCCGGCGCCCGGACCCGCCCGCCGCGCTGGCCTGGTGCGGCTCGACGGGAAGAAGTTCGTGGATGCTGGCGGGGCGTGGAACCCGCGGGGGATCAGCTTCTTCACCTGGCCCTGGGGTCTGAAGCACGAGGAGGCCCGCTACCGGGACAACATGGCCTGGGTCGCCGGCCACGGCTTCGACGCCGCCCGGGTCTGGGGCAAGGTCGGCGGCACGAGCTGGGAGGATCGGGAGTACAGCGTCGAGACCGATCCCGACGCTCTGGCCCGCGCCCTCGACGTCGCCTGGGGCGAGTACGGCGTGCGGCTCGACATCGCGCTCATTGCCGATAACTTCGACCTGCGCGATCCGGCCAGCGCCGCCCGCGCGCTCCGGGAAGTGATCCGGCCACGGCAGGAGAGCGTGCTCTGTTCCGAGTGCGCCAACGAAGACAACATGCCGAACGAGGCGGAGAATCTCCGGCGGGTCTTCGAGATCCTGCGGGGCGCCTTCCCCGACATGCCGATCGCGGCCCGCTCAGCCCCGGGCGTGGAAGGTGAAGATCGGAGCGATCTCGACGCCTTCCCCTACGCCAACGTGATGAGCGCCCACACCGATCGCCAGCCACCGCCGGAGCGGCAGATCCGCGCGCACTGGGGCGCCGAGGGACACCACCGGGCGATGGGCAGCTTCGAGCCACCCGGCCCCTGGTCGAGCGGCGCGACGATGGACGATCCGATCCACCTCGCACTCACCTCGACGATGGCCGGGATTGCCGGGATGGGCTACTACGTGTTCCACGCCGGCGCGGGGATCCGCACCGGCGGCCAGCACGATCGGCAGCGCGGTCTCCCCGAGAACTTCTTCGATCAGCAGAACGGCGACGAGCAGGCACGGGGGGTGATCGCCGGGGGCCACGTCCTCCCGCCCGACTGCGTGGACTGGCGGAAGATCAACGGCCACTGGCGCGATCATCCGATGCCGGCGCGCTGGGTGTGGAGCGACGGCTGGACGCACGGGCAGGGGATCTCGCGAGGGTATGCCATCGAGCGCGGGGATCAGTTCCTGAATATCGTGCTGGCGGTGCGCGGCCTGAGCGAGCATCCGATCTTGCGCGACTGTGCGATCGAAGTGCTGCACCCGGTGACCGGCGAGCTGCTCGACACACAGGTGCTGCGGGGTGGGGCGGTGCACCACGCCCTGGTCCCGCATCCGGACAATCCGGAACACCTGATGCGCGAGATCACCGGCGACGGCGAGACCTACACCCTGCGCGGACCCGACGCCGGCGGCCTCTGGGGCTACGTGATCCGCGGTCGCTATCGCTGAGGGGAGGCACCATGGATACGAAGAATTCGATCTGGGCGGCGGCGTACGCGGTGGCCTTCGTCGCGGAGGCCGCCAAGGAAGTCAACGGCGAGAAGAACGCGACGGTCGCCGCCGAGATTGCCGACTGGGCGGTCCAGGCCTACGTCGATCATCTCGAGCAGGGGCACAGGGAGTGGAAGTGAAGTGAAGTACTACCTCCAGGCCGGCTTCGGCGAGCCCATCGGGGCCGAGGCCAACGAACTCGTGCGGTCGCTGGGCTTCGACGGGGTCCGCGTGGGGGCGCCGCGAAACGCCACCTTCTCGATGCGCGCGATTCTCCAGGAGGTCGCGCAGGCGGGGCTGGAACCGCTCGTCGTCGTCTCGACACTCGACGAGGCGCTCAGCGTACCCGCAGGCATCGACGTGGAGTACCTGAACGAGCCAGACCTGACCGCCACCCCGCCGGACGTCTACGCGCGAGCAGCGCTGGCCATCCAGCAGCACCGCGGACGGTGTTGGGCTGGAGCGATCTCCAATCTCAACGGTAGAGGGCTGGCGTATCTCGACAGGGTACTTGCGGCGGCGCCGGCGCTGGAGCGTGTCAGTGTCCACCGCTACCCGCGCCCTGGCGGCAACGTGCACCGCGCGCACGAGGGCTTCGGCTCGCGCGAATCCGAGGTCGCGGCGCTCAGGCGCCTCATCGGGGACCGGCTGTTCGGCGTCTCGGAGTTCGGCTATCACACGGGCAAGGACGCCTGGTGGCGCCGGCGTCTGACCGACTATCAGGTGGCGGAGCGCGTGGAATGGGAGTGGCGGTTCTGGCGGCGGATGGGGGCGGCGTTCGCCACGCTCTATCAGATCAACGATGGCCCGACGAACACGCGCCTCGACCGCTACGGCATCCGGAAACGTACGGCGGACAACGGCAATTTCAACGGCCCGCTGAAGAACGTCGCCAACAGCGTGGTTCGCACAAGGGAGACACTATGAAGGGATTTATCGTGACGCTCGCACTCGCTCTCGTACTGGGCGGGTGCGCAAAGGCACCGCCAGAGCTGTCGCCAGCCGGGAACGCGGCGTTTCAGGCGGCGAAGGTCGTCCGGACGCTCGATATCGTGCGCGACGTCGCCACCGACGCGCACGCACAAGTACCGCCGCTGATCTCGACCGATAACACCCGGCGCATCGTCACGTGGCATTCAGCGGCGTTGAGGACGATTGGCGCCGCGCCCGGCGGGTGGAAGCCGACGGTACTGGCGGGGCTCGACCAGCTGGAGAAAGTCGTGCCGCCCGCTGAGTGGGTCCATGTCGAGGTCTACGTGCGGCTGCTGCGCACGATCATCGCGGAGGTGCAACAATGAGCCCGGTCGACTCCACGGCGATCATCAACACGGCGATCACGGTGCTGCCCTCGATCATCGCGCTGATCCGAGGGAGTGCGCCAGCGGGCGCGCCGCAGCTCACGGATGAGGAGATGCTCGCGGCGCTGCAGCGTGCGATCGACTCGAGCCTCGCGAAGGACGACGCCTGGCTGGCGGCTCATCCGCCGACGCCCTGAGCCGCCGATGTACGCCGCCTCGGTCGTCGCCCGCAAGGTCGATGCCCAGCTCGCCAACCCGGCGATCCGGGCGGTCTTCCCGGCGGGCGAGATCCCCCGCCACACGATCGCCGAGTCCCAGCAGCTCACCGGGATCCTCATGCAGGCGGTCGATGAGCGGGGCGCCCTGACCCGCGCCCTGACCGCCGAGGAGCAGATCTTCATCGCCGCCGCGCGCCTGCTCTCGATCCTCGACTACAGATATTTTGCGGAGCGCTTCGTGTGGATCGACGAGGAGGGGCACGGCCTGCGCCCGCTCTTCCCGCTGTGGGAGTCGCAGACCTTTGTCCTCCAGGCGCTCGCCGATCTCGAGGTCTCGCGCGAGGCCGCCAGTCATCCCGACGGCCTGCTCCTCAACGTCCTGAAGGCCCGGCAGCTCGGGGTGAGTACGCTGGCGGAGTCCCTCACCGCGCATCGCCTGCTCACGATCCCCCACCTGCGCGCCCTGACCGGCGCCGACGTCGAAGAACAAGCCGGCTATCTGTTCCGGATGGTCGATCGGCTCTACCAGCAGCTCCCCTGGTTCCTGAAGCCGTCGCGGCTGAACTTCGTGAAGAACCGCGAGATGGTCTTCAGCAACCAGTCCTACCTGAAGACCGCCTGGGGCAAGTCGACCCGCGGCGCCCTGCAGTCGGTGACCGGCCTCGAAGGCTCGAAGGGCGCGATCGGCCGCGGCCAGACCTACAGCGTGATCCATATCTCGGAGCTGGCGACCTGGGAGAACCCCGAGCAGCTCGACACCGCGCTCTTCCCCACGATCCCGATCTCGCGCGCGACCCTCGTGATGTTGGAGAGCACTGCGGAGTTCGCCGGCGACTGGTGGCACGATCACTGGCAGACCGCCGGCGAGGGGGAGGGACGCTTCGTCAATCTCTTCATCCCGTGGTACGTGGAGCCGCGCAAGTACAGCCTGCCGGCGCCGGTCGATTGGACCCCGACCACCAAAACCCTCGACCACGCGAAGAAGTGCGAGATCGACTCGCCGCGGTGGATGCGGGGGCGGACGGTCGTCCTCAGCCGCGATCAGCTCTACTGGTACGAGCGCACGCGCACCTACTACGAGAAGAAGGGCGAGCTGGCGAAGTTCCTCAAGGAGTACCCGGCCGATGATCAGGAATGCTTCCAGTACGCGGGCAAGGCGATCTTCACGATCGAGCAGCTCGAGCAGATCGACGCCGCCGGCAGCAAGCGCCCGCTCAAAGACGTCTGGGCCGTCGAGCCCGCCCGCGAGATCGCCGAGCTGCGCCGCCTGCCCGTGGAGGATCCCGGCGATGGTGACGTGGGCCAACGCACGCCTCGCGCGCCAGCCCGACCCTTGCCTCCGCTGTCGCTGCGGATTCCGTCCCCCACCTCCGCCGTCGCCGCCGACGCCTACCCGGTCCCGCCCGGCTACGGGTTCCGGCGCCTGACGCCCGCGCAGCTCCAGGCGCTCCCCAGCCTGCGCCACTCGGTCCTGGCGATCTGGGAATATCCCCGTCCGCGCGGCCGGCGCCGCTACGTGATGAGCGTGGACGTGTCGGACGGCCTCGGGCTCGACTACTCCTCGATCGACGTGATCCGGCTGCCCACGATCGAGGAGCCGGCCGAGCAGGTCGCGCAGTACGTGAGCAACACGATCGACCCCAAGCAGCTCGCCTTCGTCTGCGACGCGATCGGCCGGCTCTACCCCGACGAGGACGGCATCGAAGCGCTCGCCGCGATCGAGACCAACAATCACGGGCTCTCGACCCAGGACACCCTGCAGCTGCACCTCGGCTACAGCCACTTCTACGTCTGGGAGTACGCCGACGCCGCCTCGCCCGACAAGCGCTACTCGACCAAGATCGGCTGGGTCACCTCGACGCGCACCCGCCCGCTCCTGCTCGCCAGCTTCCATGACGCGGTGGTGAATGCCGACCCGATCACCGGCTGGCCTGACTATGTGCTCAACTCGCCAATCACCCGCGGCGAGCTGCGGCATTTCATCACCCCGGACACCATAGGGAACGCCGAAGCCGCCCGCGGCCAGCACGATGATTGCGTCATGTCGGCCGCGATCGGCTACTATGTGGCGTCGCGGCTGGCCGGTGGCGAAGCGGAGCCCATCGCCGAGCGGCGCCGCCGTCGCGCCGCCCAGCAGCAGCAGGCCGCCGAATCGGACACCGCCCCGCGGGACTGGCGCAACAGCGACGCGACCGCGGAGGAAGCGGATCGCGCCCAGGAGGATGACGATGAGTTCGCCGACGATCTCTCCGGGGACACCGGGCTCCACTTCAGCCCAGACCGGAACCGGATCTTCTGAGCCCCTCCGGCTGGCCCCGGCGCCCCCGCAGATGCCGCCACGGCGGGCACCGAGCCCGTCGGACGTGGGGGCGACGCGCACGAAGCTCAACGTACTCGCCCGGATGCCGGCGCTGACGGCGGTGCGCCTGTCTGCCGATCAGACGGTGCAGCTGGCCGACGGGCGCACCAGGCACGCCCTCGCGGGTGACTGGCTGGTCACGCGGGGCCGCGCGGTGCTCGACGTCGTGGGGGACGCGCAGCTCGCCGAGCGCTATCAGATCGTGGACGATGCCACCCGCCTCCTCTCGGCCGCCGTCTGCACCCGGCTGGAGGACACGCTCGGCGTCGGCGCGACCCGTACGCCCGAAGATCTCGTCGCCGCGGTCGAGCGCCTCGCCCGGATCGAGATCGGGGGCATTCATATCGACTTCACCCCGGGGCAGCTCGACGAGATCAAGTACCGCGCGATCAAGCGTGGGCAGACCGTCGAGCAGGCGCTCCAGGCGGTGATCGATCGGATTCGTGAAGAGATCTTCTGGAGGAGCTGACCATGCTACGACCCCTACTGCCGATCCTGCCTGTGATCCTGCTCCTCGTCCCGGCGCCCGCGCGCGCGCAGGTCGACACCATCTCGACCGATCGCCTGGGCTGGACCCAGACCATGACGGCCGCCGAGCAGCCGGCG